CAGCGTTCAGCCGAAGACGCCGCCCATAACAACCGCCTTGAGGATCTTCAAACTGAATACAATAAGGCGGTAGAGAAAGGCGAAAAAGAAAAGGCGGCTCTGCAAAAAGACCTCCAGGAAAGAAAATCTGCGCTCGATCAGGCTCATGATGAAGAGATCCAACGCATACAGGATGAATACGGAGTTTTCGAAGAAACAGAAAAGTCAAAGACAGACCTTGTGACCGAACAATACGATATAGAATTGGCTAAGTTACAAGAAGTGCATGACGCAAAGGTCAAAATAGCCGAGACAGAAACAAAAGATCAACAAGATGCTATTGATCGTGATTTAGATCTGACAATAGGCGGCCTCGAAGACCAAATCAGCTTACTAGAAGGATCCACAGCCGAGGAAGTACGGATAAATAAAAATGCTCGTCTTGAAAAGCGCGCCATAGAGCTTGAGGACTTAATTGCGGCAGAAACTGATGCGGAGCAAAAGAAAACATTGATAGCAGAGCGCGAAAATATTATAACTCAGATAATTCAAGGTGCTGCTGATAAGGAACTTGAAACGCATAAATGGGAGATACGAGAAGAAATTCTAGCCGAAAAGCAAAAGGCAGTAGACCGGAAGTTGCAGATAGATCAAGAATTGACGGATCAAAGGTTATCTCTACAACAAGAGCTGGCCGACGAGACTGCCCTTTTGACTACTAAACGGGATGTTGCTATTAAATTGATTCAAGATGAACGCATAGAAAAGGAATCGGCCGAAAACGCCAAATATAAAGCTTCTGCGGATGCTCTTGATGCTGAGATTGAAGGGCTTGGCACATGGATAGAAGAAAAATACAAACCTGCACTGGATAAAAAGCTTAGGTATGACACGGCAATTGAGGCGACACGACATAACTTGATTATGAATGATCTTGCGGCAGAAGCGGCTCAGTTACAAAGAAACGATGAAGCTTTCAAAAAACAAGCCGAGCAAAAAGCTCAGGAACAAATAGACACATCGGACTTACAAGCCCTCAGAAAAGAAAGAGAAGAGCTTGATGAACGATATAGAACAACAGGAATGTCAACCCCGATGTATCAGGAAGGGATCTCTCATCTCGAAGTTAAGATTCGGCGGGAATTGGAAAGATTAAGGGGTCTCGGATATACCGGGTATGCTCAGGGCACAGATAACGCCTCTCCCGGTTGGCACAAGGTAGGCGAAGAAGGCCCGGAATTCGTCAAATTTAAGGGCGGCGAAACCGTGATCCCGAATGACAAAATCGGTTCGGCGGCTGGTGGGAATACATATATCGCAATAAGTGTGAATGCTGAAAATCCCGGCGACCTAAGGCAAGCGGAAAGATATGGCGAAGCAATTGTCAAAACGTTGCGCGGAAAGGGGCTGGTGACAGCATGAGATCATTTACGTTCAACGGAATAGAATCTCTTGTGGCCCCCGATTGGCATGTATCCGACCAGATAAACCAGCGCTCAATGATGCAATGTACGATAGTTGATATGTTGTCCTTGACGGCCATTGAAACAGGGCAGGAGGTCATTGTCTACACAGAAGAGAAATTAGGCAATGCGCGTGATGTTGGAGATGGGACTTTCTCACGTACATCGGATGCTACCATGCAGGACGGAACAATAGTTACTGCAAATGTAACCCGCTATGAGACCGGTCAATTCGGACAGGCTGTAATGATAGAGGAAGGCTGTACTAATATTATTGCCGACTACCCTACCGGGTGGACTGCTTCGGGTACTGGAATGTTAACCGTTGACCAAGGCGTACAGGTTGGCGCGGCGGGAAGCACAGTAAGATTAACAAATTCAGCGGCAACGGAAGGTTATTATAGATCCCCGCTTTTTGCCTTGAGTCCTTCGACAACCTACACGCTCAGGATTAAGGTTCGCGGGACGGTTGGCGCATCGAAATTTGATATCTATATTATAAGTAATACCGGGACATTAGCCCAAGGCATTTCTGGCGGGGTACCTGTCACGGGTTCTTTTGTTGTAAAAACCGTCACTTTTACCACTACTGCGGATATTACGGGAACCCAGCAATATATCCGTTTCGACCATAACGGGAACGATGCAGGATATATCGAGATTGCGGAAATATCACTGATCCAAAAGGATTATTCATTGACTTTCCCGGGTTATGGCGCTACAAGTGTAACTGAGGCCTTGACGATACCAACGGCAGGAATAGTAAGTGCGGTGGAAGGTGAATTTAGCATATTTTTTAAGGCCCCCGCCTATACGTTCGCGGCAGGTTACGTGGACATCATTGATTTTAGATTAGTGGCATCTGCAAATTGTTTTCTTATATTACGGAAATATGCCGATGGCACATACAGAATGTTTTTGAGAAATGGTAGCACCTTTCCATTTTACACATTTTCAATTTCACCGGATACATGGACAAGACTTACATGGACATGGAAAAACGGTGGCAGTTACTCTTTTCTGGTAAACGGCGTCTCTGTAAAAACAGGGGCTTATGTTACAGGCGATTTAAGTTTTGACACTATACGTTTTTATGGAGGAATTGGCTATTACGATGACCTGCGCATATCCAATATAGCGCGGTCAGATGATGAAATACTGGCAGGCTATAATTCCGCATTACCGATTGATGAACATACAACAGCTAAGATGGCGTTTGATGGAACGCTTGAGATATTTGCAAGACCGACCATCTTTTGTGGGACAATCGACACGCTTGATGATTACGAGGGAGACCCAGGTTATCTTTATTATAATATTATAGCCGTTGATTATAACCAATTGGCTGATAAAAAACTTATGGCGGCATCGTATTCATCGACGTTGGCCGGTAATATCGTGTCTGCGATAATTACGGCGGCACTTAGTGATGAAGGTGTCACGGCGGGAACGATTGAGGACGGACCTGTAATTAGTAAAGCAGTTTATAACTACATAAAAGCCACCGATGCCCTTGATTATCTTAAGAATGTAACAGGACTCAATTGGAATATAAACCACAACAAGCAATTGAATTTCTTCAGCAATGCATCGAACGTTTCTCCGTGGATGTTGACGGATTTGGTTCCTCATGAAAATTTCAAACGCACAAGGACCCGAGATCAGTACCGTAACAAACAATATTTAAGGGCGGGCACTGGAAAGACCTCCGTCCAGACATTAGAAAAGCCCGCTCCTGCCCCTGATGGTGTATCGAGGAACTTTGTTCTTCGGTTTCCTATAGCCGAAAAGCCTGTGATCTACGTAAATTCAACCGCCGTTTTGTCGGCCAACATCGGCGTAAACGGACTTGACACGGGCAAAGATTGGTATTTTTCATATGGCAGTAATACGGTGTCCCAAAGTGGTTCTGCGGCTGTATTGACAGCAGGGTCAACAATAGAAACAACCTATATCGGACTATACCCGATTATTGCCGTTATAGATGAACCGGCGCAAATATCCGCACGGCAAGCCATTGAAACAGGCACAAGCGGGATATATGAAAGCGTCGTGACCGAAAAATCAATCAATGAAAATAACCAGGCTATAGAATATTCCGAGGGATTAGTCTTGAAATACGGCGTTATACCGTCGATTGTAACTTTCGACACGGAGGTTCCGGGGCTACAGGCTGGTCAATTGTTGCCGATACAAAAATCACTATATGGGATAAATTCGAGTTTCTTAATTGAATCCGTTCAGATATCGGCAGCGGACAGCGGTGCGACGAATTACTCCGTAAGGTGCCTTGACGGGTCTAGTCTTGGCGGGTGGGAAGAGTGGTTCAAAGAATTATTAAAAGGCAATCGTGAGTTTGTTATAAATGAAAACGAGGTTGTTATTTTGCTGAACGTCCAGACCGAAACGGAGAATTGGGGAGGAGAGACAACCATAAGCACAGTCAGGACGATTTACCCGGCAGAAAGTTTATACCCGAGCGATATTCTTTTCCCCGGGACGATAACAGAAGCGGAGGTTAAAAATGATTAAAATAGATAAGTCCAGTAATCTTTTTGGGTGGGTTGGAGAATATGAGATCCAAATCAAAAACAAAGAAACCGGGAAGATCAAAAAACAAAAGTTAAAAAATAGGCTGATGAATGCCGCTTTGCAGGAAATAGTGAAGCCCTTAACCGGCGTTGCCGCAAATCTTGAAATAAAATATCTTGCCGTAGGCACAGGAACAACAGCGATTACCGACAATGACGCAGCGCTGAGCGCAGAAATTTTAAGAACTCCGGATACGTCGCTTTCAGCAAATGCAACCGGTCAAGTCACAAGTCAATTTGTCGTTTTGGATTCCGAGGCGGTAGCGACAATAGAAGAGGTCGGAATATTCGGGGGAACATCTGCCACTTTAACGGCAAACGTAGGTATTTTAATAAGCAGAATATTGTGGCATCACGTAAAAACAAACGCCGAGGAAATAACATTCAGGCGCGTAGATACGGTAACGAGGGGGTAACGATATGGCACTGGGAGATTATACAAAAACTACATATGCAAACGGAACTACACCTGCAATTAATGCTACTAACCTAAATAATAATGAAAACAAAACGGATGAACTTGATGCCGAATTACAGACACATGCGGCAAATACAACTACAGCTCATGGCGCGACAGCTAGCGCAACGGCTAATAAGATAATTATTCGCGATGCAAATGGCCGAGCGCAAGTGGCTGCTCCGTCTGTAGCTGCCGACATTGCAAGAAAGGATACGGTTGCAGTTATAGCGCCCTTTACTATTTATGTTAACGGTACCACCGGTGACGATGCCAATAATGGCCTTACATCCGGAACTTCCGTTAAAACGCTGGGACAATCCGTTGTAATAGCCAAACTGGCAATATGTGCAAGCATCACAATATCAATAACAGCCGGAACATACACGGAAAGTATAACATTGGATGGGCTACTATGTTCTCGGCTCAATATCGTTAAAAATGGGGCTGGTACGGTTCAAATCAACGGGGGTGTTAGTTGGTCCGACGGACAGAAGTTGAGACTTACATTGATCAATATCACCGGGGCAGGCTCCCTTGTACTACACAATTTAGACGATCTTGATGTGACGGGTTGCGTTATCACGAACACAGCAGGAGCGGCTATATATGGTGATTATATCGGGAACGCGTCCATTGATAACAGCACAATAACATCAACCTCCGGTGCTCTCGATGCGATTGGCATTTCGAACGTCGGCGCTTTTTACATGAGCGGTAACACAATTTCAGGGGGTAAAGGGTGTGTGGGTGCTTATAATGTAGGAAGTCTGAACATATCCGGGGATGCATGGACCGTAGACGCCGAAGACGGTGTTGCTGGGTTAATATTGGCGCATGGAACTACCTGCTATATGGCAAGCGTAAGCGGAACGCTTGGGGTTATACCTGTGTGCAGTGTGTCGGGTTCCGTTTTGCTTAAAGGAGCTAACACTGTTACCGGTGCGGCTGATGTTACAGCTGACGGAGGGCAGATATTTGCATAAACGAGAGGGGCTAAGGTAAAGACAATACCCCAGCCCCAAAGTTGTTCACGGTGACGGGTGTCAACCGTGAGCATAAATAATATACCAACGAAAGACGGGTGCTAAACATGCCAAACGAGGTTATCATAGCTGGAATTGCATTTCTGGGAACATTAGTCGGCACCGGGGGCGGCATAATCATATCAAGCAAATTAACGACTTACAGAATTGAACAATTGGAGAAGAAGGTCGATAAGCATAACAGCCTTGTCGAAAGGATGGTTGTTGTTGAGCAATCCGTAAGATCCGCACACCATCGGCTTGATCATATGGAAAAGGAGGTTGAGGCATGAAAGTATATCTAAGCCCAAGTACACAGGAGAATAACATAGGGTCCCTTACATACGGCACTGAAGAATATAGGATGAATCAGCTTTGCGACATTGTGGAGGCTTACCTTAAAATGGACGGATATACCATTTTCAGAAATAAGTCCGGAATGACTCTTCATGAAGTTGTGGCCGACTCCGACAATAAGAAACCCGATGCTCATGTTGCCATTCACTCCAATGCCAACAATAAAAAGGCGCGGGGTTCGATGGTTATCTGTCATCGGTTCGGATGCGAAGGAGAAAAACTTGCCAGGGCTATCAGTGAAGAATTGATCCCCCTCACGCCTACAGATGATTTCGGAGTGGTTGAAGGATACAAATTCCTTGAAGGCGGCAAACCCCTTTTTGAGACCGCATACACTAATGCGCCAGCTGCAATAGTCGAAGTCGCATTTCATGACAATCCGGATGATGCAGCCTGGATAATGAACAACATGGTTCCGCTGGCGAAAGCTATTGTTGCAGGCATTAACAAGTTTTTCGGCATCAATAAGATCGACTACGAACAAAAATTCAAAGGTCTTGTAAATGACATCAGGACCTTGATTGAAAAATACTCATGAAAGGAGAATAACCATGCAGAACAGAATTAAAAGCAAAGTAGTATGGCTGGCAGTATTGGCACAGGTTCTCTTGATAATCAGCTTGTTTATGCCGCAGATATCGGAACCCGTCAAGCTTGTCGGTACAGCTGTAATTGAGATGCTTACATTGTTCGGAATTTTGAACAATCCGACTAATGCAACAGGATTTTAGCCTATCTGCCATATGCAGAAAAGGTAACGGATTCGCTTCGGCGGATACAGCAAACCCCCGAAACTAATCGGGGGTTTGATCTAATTGTGCGGTTAATATCGGTACATGGCTGCATTATATTCATTGGCATAAATAACCACCCCGATAATAATACTGATTATGGCTAACCAAAGAAAAAATAATGCTATGCACTTAATCGTATTTATATCTTTCTCCATTTTTGCAGCATGTTTTTTGTTCAAACTAAGAATTTTAAATAAGACTATGTTGGCAAAGTCGGAATCGGGGATTTCATCAACCGTACACCCTATTTTGTTGTTGGATAAAAACTCCTCATAAAAACTTTTTGTTAATTCGGATTTCATAATATCACCCTCAATCTAAATTATGGTATTCAGCCATTCATTAAATGACCGAAGCTTGACCGTTATGAATATATGACGATGTTGCTGCCATGTTTTTAGCAATCTCAAAATTAGCCGT